TCAGAAATCGCGCCCGGCACTTTTCTCGCAGCGATTGGCGACCGGCCTCGGACAGCCGGTGGATCGGGTGGGTCTTGTGGCACGACTGTAAGTGCGCAGAGTGAGAGGCAAACAGCTCCAGATTATCAGGGTGATTGTTCTGGAGATTTTTGTCCCGGTGGTGGACCACTTCCTCGGGACGTAGTGGGCGACCCAGTACCTTCGCCATCACTATCCGATGTTCCAACACATAGCCGTTATTATTCGCTTCCGGATGGCTTCGATCCAGCAGTTGAACATAGCCCCGAGTGTTCACGAACCGGCCTCCCCGCCAAGAGTGGTGGCCTTCACCCCGTTTCGGTCCCATCAGATGGCGGTTTCGGGTCTTCCGTTGATCGGCAGTCAGGAGTTGGTGGATACCATGTTTCTTCAACCACCACAGAGTATTCGTCGTCGAACGCCCGATGGATCGGGAAATCTCCACAATGGGTAGACCCTGCTCAATGTAGAGCCGATGGAGAGCATCATAATCCGTGGGAGTTGCTAAAGGGGTGTGCGGAAGAAGTTTCATGGGTTGAAGTGGATGCCATAGGATTGCACGGAGTCGAGCCCTATTACGACCTGACAGTCCCAGTTTGGACGAACTACGTTGCGGAAGGCATTGTCCACGGGAACTCGTCCAAAACAACCCTTGGCGCACGCATGGCAGTCTGGGCCGCATCGACCATCCCCGAGGCGGAGGTGTACGGCTTCCACATCTCCGACCGACGGTCAATCGACGACCAGCAACGCTTCGTCTACGAGTCCCTGCCGGAGAACCTGCGCAATCTGGCCACCAAGAAGGGGACGTATCACAGCCTTCAATACTCGCAGAAGAACGGCTTCACCGACTCGATTGCCATCCTGCCACCTTCCAAGGGCTACCGCAGGGGAGGCTCCATAAAATTCTACAACTTCGCCCAGTTCTCCCAGAACAGCCAGATTGTCGAAGGCATCAAGGCCCACTTCGTTTGGGCCGATGAGAAAATTCCCTACGACCTGTTTGAGACTATCCGCATGGGTCGACTGGGTACCTACCATGGTCGCATGCTGTTGACTTACACCGTCGTCGACGGATGGAACGAGACCATCGAAAAGATCCTCGCCAAGACGCGCACCCTCAAGACCCGCTTCTGCAATCACCCGAAGATCATGGCCAACCTGCCGATCATGCAGGAAAGCCTGTCGGTCGGATCCTGCTGCATCCACTACGCTTGGACAGAGGACAATCCATTCACCGATATTACCGAGTTCATGAAGCTCTACGGCTCGGAGAGTCGGGAGGTCATTCTCGCCCGGGCCTACGGAGTCCCCACCAAGTCGGTCAGCTCCGCGTTCCCTCTCTTCAGCCGCGACGTCAACGTGGTGCCTCACGAAGATCTCCCATGGCTGAAGCCCAAGTTCAACGCCAAGGGTGGCGAGATCCCCTACCCGATCACCCGTTACATGGCCATCGACTTGGGCGGATCCAAGAACTGGTGCATGCTGTGGGTGGCCATCGACGTGCGTGGGACGTGGTGGGTCTACCGCGAATGGCCCGACGTCAGCTACGGCGACTGGGCGCTGCCCGGGGACAAGGAGGGTCCGGCCCAGAAGGGGATCGGCTTGGACATCAAGGGCTACGTCAGTCTCATCAAGGATGCGGAAGGGTCGGAGAAGATCTTTGAACGGTTCATCGACCCCCGCATGGGGGCAGCCGAGCGCCAGACCAAGGACCGGGGAGCGACCACCATCATCTCGGACTTGGACGATTGCGGGATCAGCATGATCCCAGCCCCTGCCGCATCCTCCGAGTCAGACCGGGGCGAGATCGAAGACGGCATTCAACTCATCACAAACCTGTTGGCCTACGACACGAAGAAGCCCATCGACAGCCTCAACTCCCCCCACCTCTACGTGTCCGACCGCTGCGAGAACTTCATCTACGCCATGCAGGAGTACACCGGCAAACTGGGCGGCAAGGAGCACACCAAGGATTTCGTCGATTGCCTTCGCTACCTGCGCAAAGGTGGCTGCGAGTATGTCTCCCCCGTCACCGAGGACCGCAACCGGACGGGCGTTTATTAGACTTGCATTTTATCTGCCCTGCAACCTACCTGCTAAAAACGCATGAGTTCATATTCGGGCACTACAGATGGTCAGGCCGATGCCGGTCTGCAACTCGCCCCCGCTGGCAACGACGGGCCGGATCATGCGCTCTTGGCCAAGACGTTCAGTGAAACACTGGCCAATCTGCAAGGCTTCTTCGACCAGTGTGAGGAGAATTTCAACACCCGCTACGCACTGTGGTCCGGTCAAAGTGCCGACGGAAAGAAGCATGCCCGCGAAGGGTCCAAGATCGACCCCACCCCATGGGATGGAGCCTCGGACCTCCAAGTCTTCCTGACCGACGAAGCGATCATCAAGAAGGTGGCCATGCTGTGCATGGCGTTTCGACGGGCAGGCATTTCGGCCACCCCGGTCGAGGGCAACGACATCAAGCGGGCCAAGACGGTGGCCAATTTCATGCGTTGGATGGTCCAAACCCAGATCCCCGAAGTCGCTCGGGAGGTCAAGCTGCTGGCCAACTTCGTCCAAGAACAGGGTATTGGGGCCATCGGCACCTTCTGGGAGGAGAGTCAGGAGCGGATCCTCACCACCGTCACACTGGAGCAGCTTCAGGCTCAGTCCCCCGAGGCCGACCTCACTGCCGTCCTCTACTCCACCGAGGGTGAGGACCAACTGATCGAGATCTTCGTCAGCCTGTACCAGTGCTCCCGGGCCAAGGCCAAGAAGATGCTGGCCGAGCTGCGCAAATCCCAGACGACTACCGTCCCAACGGTGTCCCGCAAGAAATCCCGACCGGTCATTCGGGCATTCAACCTCAATCAGAACCTGTTCATCCCGGCTGAGTCCACCGATCCGGAGACCTGTTCGGCCATGTTCCGGGTGGAGTACTACACCGCCGAGCAGCTGCGGGGCTTTGTCAACACCTCCGGCTGGGACGAGGCGTGGGTCGAGGCTGCGATCAACACCTGCCGTGGTCAGCTGATCACCAACACCCAGAGCGAGTACAACCAGCCGATGGGTCGCTCGTTCACTTTCCAGAGCAGCCAGTTCACCAACCTCGTCGGGGTGGTGTTTGCCTATCAACGGCTGTCCGACGAGGACGGTAACGCTGGCATCTACCTGACCGTCTTCAATCCGAAGATGGGTCCCGACGGCACCCACGATGGCTACGCCAAGACTGGACTGCTGGGCTACGCCCACGGCCAGTACCCCTTCACCATCTTCCGCCGGGAGCATCTGTCCCGCAAGCTGCATGACTCCCGAGGCATCCCAGAACCGGGCAAGCCGTTGCAGCAGCAGATCAAGGTCCACAAGGATTCGCTGATCGACAACGCCTCGATGCAGATCATGCCCCCACTCATGTACCCCCAAGGGCGACCGCCCTTGCGGTGGGGTGCGGGGGCACGCATCGCCGAACGTCGGCCCGGAGAGTATCACTTCGGCACCACCCCCTCCTACTCGCCCAGCACCGAGGCCAGCTACAAGGAACTGAAGTCCGACTTCAACGGGTATCTGGGCTTCGCCACCAATTCGAGCGATCCGACCTACACCCCCCTGCTGACGCAGGACGAGGCCGACGAGTTCCTCATCGGATGGAACAAGGTCTACCTCCAATGCTGGCAGCTCTTCAAGCAGTTCGGCAAAGAGGAGACCTACTACCGGGTGGTGGGTCTGAAGCAGGTAGACCCTGTCGAGTTCCGCAAGGGCGAGGAGGACGAGCAGTTCGACTTCGTGTTGCGGTTCTCGGTCGACAGCATGAGCCCTGACCAGACCTTCGCCAAGCTGGAGCAGATCGCCAAGATCGTGGCCACGGGCGACCGTGAGGGCATGGTCAACTACTCTGAGTGGCTGCAAGTCATGGTCAACGCCATCGACCCGACCATCGCGGAGATGATCTTGGACCCCAAAGAGGTGGGCCAACAGCGGGCATCCAGCGACGTGCAGGAGATGCTGACCAAGGTGTACTCTGGCATCGACCAAGATC